CACACCAGCCGGCACCGTGCCGGCAATCTGTATAGATATGCTGCGGCAACCTCACCTATTAATCGCCGGCAGCACCGGCAGCGGGAAGAGCGTACTGATTAATAGCATGCTACACACCGCGCTGCACCAGGCGCCAAATCGCGTAAAATTCATACTGATAGACCCTAAGCGCGTGGAGTTGGTGGATTACAAACCGCTACCGCATACGCTGATGTATGCCTCGGAGCCGCCGGAAATCCTTTCTGCGCTTTTGTGCGCAGAAGAAATCATGGAGCAGCGCTACACTCAGATGCAGCGCAACCGCGCCAAAAAATGGGACGGCGCCGACATCTATATAATAGTCGACGAGTTTGCGGATTTAATGACAACCGCAAAACACCAGACACTCCCGCCGCTGCTTCGGCTGGCGCAATTAGGGCGCGCGGCCGGCGTGCATCTGATAATTGCCACGCAGCGCCCGACGCGCGACATCATCACCGGACAAATTAAGGTCAACCTTGACAGCCGCGTAGCGCTGCGCTGTCCGACGGCGCAAGACAGCCGCAATATAATCAATGCCCGGGGCGCGGAGACGCTGCCGCGCTACGGCTACGGCTATTACCTAACGCCGGAGACAATGCAGCCGCAGCTAATACAAGTGCCGTACACGGCGCCGGAAGCCGCACAGTTAATTATACAGCACTGGTCGCGCCAACAGCCGCGGACGCTGATAGACCGCTTAAAAAAACATAATGAGAAAGGAAAAAACTCCATGAAAATCACTCACAAATACCTTGAAGAACTCGTCGAAGCTAACCGCGCAGCGCTTGAAGCTGCTATCCGTGAGGGCGTTGAACTTTCCCTCACCGCGCCGCAAAAAAAGCATATGGTGACATTTGACGCCGCCACCGGTTCTGCAAGAGCAAGAACAATTGAAAACCACTGGCATACGATTTACTTTAAACCGAATGAGGAAATCGTCGTTGAGTTTAAAAAGAATCCATACGACAACGGCAACCACTACCGCGAGCGCGTAATGAACGGCTGGAAATTAAAAGAGTGGGAAGAGGCAATCGCCAAATACGCGACGCCGGACGATAAAGCGAAATACGACGAATGGCGCGCCGAAGAAATTGAATCATACGGAGAAGTTGAAGAATCCGACGTCGTACAATGGATTTCGGACGAAGCCGATTACATTGACAGCGCGATCGATGAATATTGCATGGATATAGCTGTTAAAGAAGCTAATATCGACAGCATAATCAACAAATTTCTTCGCAACTTTCCATACGATTATGACGCTGAAATCGAGGGAATGTAAGAACACTTAAAGAGTACCCGCCGGTAATTCCGGCGGTATTTTTACGCCCAGAGATAGAGTGTCGCCGTTTACAGTGCCGCCAGACGCCGCCAGAGCCGCTTTAACGCAATTTAAGTATTAAGTAAGGTGTTTCCCTTACCGGCGACTAAAACGCCGTAAAACGGCTCACAACGCCTCACAGCGATATGATTAAAAACCCGCCGGACATCGGCGGGCGTTTTTTGGTGATATTTTGCTAAAATTGGTAATATCTTGTCATTTTTGGTAAATTCTTGTCATTTTTGGTACTTTTTTAAAGGGTCCCTACTGCCGCCGTTCAAAAAAGCCCTTTCTGCGCCTAAACTTTTTTAATTCTCCTCCTTCTCTTTACCATCAGTTATCGCTTCCGGCTCATCGTAAACAATAGAATCCATGTAGCGCTGCCGCACCTCTTCAGGGTCTTTCTCATCACCTAAAGGACTGCTCGGCGCGATAGCTAAATCCTGCTGGTCCTTATATCCGAAATGGTTCTTGCTGAGAAAAATCCCCACAACAGGATTTACCTTACCATCAGCCATCCAGCTCTCCATTAAAGTCTCCAAAGTCTTATATGCTTTTTCTAACAAGTCCTTATGCGTCGCAGCTCTACACTCGCCCATACACCACTTATACAGCGTCTGCCTGCGAACGCCAAGTGCATTAGCTAATCCTGAAACCGTAGGCTTCATATCATCCGTTGCGCATTGATTGAAATACCAAATTATCCGCTCGTTCACCTGTTCCGGATCGGATATATCAATAGGCGGCAATCCCCAACTCGCCATAGCGTGCCGGATATATCGACCCCTATCCCCCGGTTTCATGTTTTCATTTCCGTTCCATGAAAGATCAGGTCTTTTATTCCCGCCGGTGCCTTTCGGTCTCCCTCTCTTTCTTTTCTCGACCTCTTTCGTTTCCGGCGCTATTGTGCCTTTCGGCCGCCCTCTCTTTTTCTTCTCAATCTCCATCGCTGTTACTCCTTTCTGCCCGCAACCGCGCATTAAGCGCCGCTAATAGGCTCTCCTGTGTTTCGTCTTTTCTGTTTAAAGTTTTTATGACATCTTCATCGACGCCGCCAACTGTGACTAAATGATGAACAATTACCGGATATTTCTGTCCCTGCCGATGCAGCCGCTTGTTTGCCTGCAAATACTGCTCAAGGCTCCACGTAAGCCCGAACCAGATTATATGGTGTCCTCCGTCCTGAAGATTAAGACCGTAGCCGCAGCTTGCAGGATGCGCAAGTAATATATCAAGCTCTCCGGCGTTCCATGCAATCTCCTGTTCTCCGCCCTCATAAACGGCAAACCGCTTTCCGGTCGTCTCCAGATATCTGATTAGACGTTCTCTGTCGTGCCTGAAATTGTAATACACAACTGCGTGATTACCGCCAAGCTGTTCAAGCGTTTCTGCAAACGCCTCTACTTTGCAATCGTGAATATGCGTCACCGCGCCGGTCTCGTCATACACCGCGCCGTTGCAAAGCTGTAACAGCTTTCCCGTCAATGTCGCCGCAGTACCGGCTGTGATTATCTGATCCTCTCCAACCGCAAGCAGCGCCTCACGCTCCAGCTGCTTGTAAGCTTTAGCCGCCACAGCGTCAAGCGCAACCGGTATATCCTCATAAATGCAATCGGACAATGTCAAATAATCCTCGGCTTTCATACTGATGCAAATATCACTGACCGCCGCCTGAATCTGTTCTGCTGCGCCTTCCCGCGGCGCATAACTGTAAATTACTGTCCTGCTGCGCTTATCCGGCACAAAGTAGGCATCTCGATAAGCCGTGATTGTTCTGCCTAACCGCTTACCGAAATCAAGCAAATATATCTGCGCCCAAAGGTCCATCAAACCCTGCGGTGTCGGAGTACCGGTCAGCGCTATCACCCTGTTGATTTTAGGTCGAACGGCTTTCAGCGCCCTGAACCGCTTCGCCCTGTGATTTTTAAACGACGACGATTCATCTAACACCACAACGTCAAACGGCCAACCGTTCTGGTAATACTCAACCAGCCAAACAACGTTGTCGCGATTTATCACATAAATATCAGCCCTCCTCTCAAGCGCCTGTACTCGCTGTTCAGCCGTTCCTAAAACTATGGAAAATGTTAAATCCCTCAAATGTTCCCACTTTGCCGCTTCTCTGTGCCAGATAGCCTCTGCGACTTTCTTCGGCGCTATGATTAATATCTTTCGTACACTAAAATAGTGATATTTAAGACGCCACAACGCAGTAAGCGTTATTACCGTTTTACCAAGACCCATATCAAGAAAAAGCGCTATCTGCTTATCCTGTACAATCCGGTCAATGCAATACTGCTGATACGGATGCGGTTCAAATATCATCAATGCTCACCTGTCCGGGGCATTGTTCGTCATCCCGATCTCCTACCAGCATCTCACACCGTCGAATAACTCTATTCGCTTTCTCGATACTATCAACCGTTGAGAATACAGTAAAGCCGAGACTGCGTAAAACGCCCTGAACATATAGCTGCCTCTTCGTCTCAACTTCACCCGGTCGTTTCAATTCCACAAACAACACATACCCTCCCGGTAACAGAATAATCCTGTCCGGCACACCGCCATATCCCGGACTTACAAATTTCAGGCATTCACCTCCCAACTCCTGAATCTTCCTCCGCAGATAATATTCAATATTTTTTTCTAACATACCGAATCTCCTTTACATTTGAATGTAACATTCTCTCGCACGCGCGTATATGATATGCGCAATCAGGCGATTTAGAGAATTTAGGTATATATATATATGCCTATTTTATATACTCTATAAGAAAACAATGTTACAATGTTACATATTTTAATAAAGCCTTATACTGTATAGGTTAATCGTTTAACATTTAATGCAACATTCGTGCAACATTCCTAAAGAATGCTACATGCTACACTAATTTAGTGATGTACCATTCTTTTCAATGTTTCGCGAATGTTGCATTTTTTCGCGGAATGTTACAATCAGGCAGAAATCCATATATTATATGCTTTAATGCTTGATTGTTTAAACCCTAACTATTTTTGAATATTACATCACTATTCTGGTATACTAATCAGAAATATATACTTTTTATAAATCCTCTCTGTACTCCATATGGACCCGCGCGCAACACTTTGTTGCTACGTCTCCATCCCGGCGCATTAGATAATATAGCGTTGATTTCTCTTGCATCGTTGTATCGCATATCTCTGTAACTTCCGTTGAACAGTTCACACCACACCTCCGCTGCTGTTATCCTGTCGCGGTCAACAAGCTTGATATCCTCTCCCGCCACTGCTCCCGCCCAGAAGTCGCGGCGGCGGTCGACGTTCCACTGCGCCCAGTCTTCGGGGATT